CTGCCACCATCGGCGGCCCTCCCATACCTTGAACGGGCGTCCTTCGAGCGGCGTCGTCGTGTAGCGGGCGGTGAAGAGTGCGACCTGCTCTTGATAGGAGCGGTAGGTGTCCGGGCGGGCGGTCGGCTTGAACGGTCGGATTCCGTCGGCGAGTGCGGCGGCTCGGAGAGCCTCGTATGCGTCGGCGGCGAGGTGATGGAGTTGTCCGAGAGGCTTGATCGCTCGGAGGAGGTTCGGTCGTAGTTGCCCGTTCTTAGCGTTCGTGAGATCGGCGGGCAGTACGACCCGTTTCACGGGTCGCACGGTTCACGCCTCCGGCTCGACGTAGGTGTCGCGGTATGCCTCGGCGGTCTTCAAGTTCTCGACGCGCTGAGTGAACTCTCCGAGGCCGAGTGCGGCGAGGACGAATGTCGCGAGAGCCTCTGCCGGGAGATCCCACACCGACGCGAGGAGAAGCAGAGTCGAGGAGACGAAGGCTTGAACTCTGACCGGGTTGTTGCGAGCGAAGGTGCGTAGGCGTTCCATACGCTCCGAGGCTACTCGTCGTCAGTTAGCGACGGTGCGACGAACTCGTCGAGATCGGGGTCGTATGTGTACGAGATGCCCGCGTAGCGGGTTCGGAAGTTTCCGTGGTAGGAAGTTTGGAGCCATCGACCGGAGAGACCGAGCGATGCGATGAACGCTTGACCGATCGGTTCTGATTCGGGAAAGTCGCCGCCGCCACAGTCGTCGTTACCGATGACGATAACTTCTCGAACGGTGTTCGTATCGTCGATGAGTGCGAAGTGCGCCATTATGCCACCACCAATGTCCCTGTGCTGTCCCATGCGTACCATGTGTACGAGCCGTCGGTTCCGTTTGTTGTCGTGCCTGTGACGCTGATGCTGAGTCCCGTTGCGTCGGCAGTAAGCCAACGAACGACAACGCGGCCCGACCCGCCGTTACCGCCCGATCCGTTAGTGCCGCCGCCACCGCCCCCGCCGCCGCCACGATTAGCGGTAGCGGCAGTTCCGTTAGCGTTGGAGCCGTTTCCGGCGTTTGTGCCTGCTGTGCCGCCAGTAGTTACACCGCCGCCACCGCCGCCGCCTGAATAAGAAATGCTTGACCCTGTGTAGTTATTGGTTGATGCCGAGCCGCCTGCCCCACCAGTATTTAGTGATGCGTTGCCACCCGTTCCACCTGCACCGCCGCCGCCGCCGCCTCCAGAAATGCCAGAACCGCCGCCGCCGTTATTACCTTCGCCTGAAATCCCTGACCCGCCCGCAGGGCCTGAACCTACTGTGCCACCACCGCTAGCGCCTGTGCCTCCGGGCTGACCGTAAACATTGTCGCGAACACTTGCGCCATACCCACCGCCATTTGCCGTGTTGATAAATGCCGATGCTGTTCCGTTCATCGCTTTGTTCGTGCCGGCATTGTCGCCGCCTGCGCCGCCTGCGCCGACTTTGACGGTGTAAGTAGTTTTCCCGATAATGCCTGTACCGGAAACAAATCCGCCTGCGCCGCCACCGCCTGCGCCGCCGCTACTGACGGTCTGACCGCCACCCGCGCCGCCGCCAACAAGCAGAAACTCAACGCTTAGAGTGTTACGGCTGCCGCCACGAAAAAAGATCGCCGAAGACGCGCTCGTGAAGTAGAGAACTCCACCCTCCCATTGAGCAAGCGCGAGTGATCCCGCCGTGTTGACCGTCGCGGTTCCTGCCGTAACGGTCGCCGTCCCTGTGTTGATGTTATGAATCCATACGACATCGCCCGCCGTGAAGATCGAAGTGTTGACGGTGATCGTCTTAGCGGTCGCCGCGTTCATCACGATCCGCTTCCCGGCATCGGTCGCGACGAGCGTGTACGAGTCGGTCTTGGTGTCGACTGTCCAGTTGTAATCGTTGGCCTGCAACGAGTTCATCTGCGCGGCGGTGAGAACCTGTCCCGCGGTGAAAGTCTGCTTCGCCATAGTTCCTAGATCCTAGCCTCTCTACGTTAGGACGTTGTCGGCGTCGAGGATACCGAACACCGCGTCATCGAGGAGAAGAGCGTAGATGACGGTCGTCGGGGCCGTGTAGACAGTGACCGTGTGGCCTGCAGTTGAGATGAGATGCTCGATTCCCTCGACCGCAGACTCCTCGGTAACGGTTGCCGGTGACCCGGTCGCGTACGACTTGGTGATCTCCACCGTGTCGCCGATCTCAAGTTCCGCGACGGCGGTCTTGTCCCCGGTGTCGAGCGGGTAGAGGTCAACGACGAGGGATGAGAAGCGCGGCTCCGGGGTTGGTGCGAGAAGGTAGAGGGCGAGCGCGTCGGCCTGCGTATCGTCGGAGAGGAGTGAGTCGGTGATCGTGTAGGCCTGAATCTGATACAAGGCCTGCGACGCGAGATCCTCTTCCGTCTGAGCCGTTCCGCCGGTGCGTTGCACGACGACCCGGTTGATGACGTCCTCGGTCGAGTAGTCGATTCCGAGGCCGCGATACGGCGTGTCGCCCGATCCGGGGACGTCGGAGAACGTGACGGACGGCCCGGAGAGCGTGTTGCCGATGCGGGAGTCGAACGCGAGGTCGCCGTCCCGGGAGACGAAGAGGCGTCCCTGCTCGGCAGTCTGAATCTTGCGGAGGTACTCGAGCGCGGAGGTTCCTTCGGCGATGGCGTACGCGCCGAGCGTCGTCGTGCCGGTCTCGATGTCCCGTGTCGCCGCCGGGTAGTCAACCTCGGGCCGGTCGAGGATCGTGGTCACTCGTGCGGAGGAGAGTTCCGCCGACGGCGTGAACGCCGAGAGACGGGTGTTCGCGAGCAGGAAGAGGTCGTCGGCGCACGTTATGACGACCCGCGGCAACTCTCCCGGCTTCGATCCGTACGAGTAGGCGAAGTCCACGACGCGACCCTTGTAGAGGTACTCGCCGTTCCGTGAGACCCGGATCTGCCGGAGCGGTGAGAGGCCCGGTGTGTCGTCAAACTCGTCGTAGTAGATCGAGTCCTCGTTGTATGGGTCAAAGTTACGGGCCGGGTCGATGGCGTTGATGACGAGCGTCCCGGGTTGGATCGACTCGAGATCGTTGCGTCGGCCTCGGAAGATGCGCGCGGTCTGCACTTGGGCCGAGATGTCCGAGTACGAGTCGACACCGTCTAGGACGTACTCCGTCCCGTTGAGGATGCCTTGTTGGGTGTCGTCGAGTGTGAAGCCGTCGCCGAAGCCGGTGTCGATCTCGAAGAGGTACGTCCCACCCGAGACGAGTGTCGCGGGCATGGGTTAGATCGCGATCTCGATCTCGGCGGGGCCGTAGATGAGGTTGTATCTCTGAAGGTTGTCGACGAGGAGAGTCGGGAAGTTCTCGTCGGCGGTGACTGTGTTGACGGTGATGTTCTGCACGACTGCGGGTTGGGCGTTGAGGAGTGCGAGGTCGGCGAGTCGGGCGGATTCGAGTGTGCCGTAGTCGGCGAGGTTCGCGAGTGTGAGGCCGCCGGTTTGTAGTGCGCGCGGGTCGATCGACAGTCCACCGCGACCGCCTCCTCCAGCGCCGCCGCCGCCAGATGTTTCGGTGATCGTGAAGTCTGGGATGCCGCCGTTGAATGACGCTCCCGCTCCCTCTAGACGGTCGGGTGATCCCATGAAGCCAGTCGAGCCGGGAGCGGATGGCAATGTAGGAGCGTTGAATGAGACGCCGGAGATCTCAGAGATCGTACCGCCGGTCATCCAGTCGGGGAGTTCGTTGACCTTGCGGATGACCCAGTTGACTGCGTCGATGATGCCGTTGACCAGACTCTCGAATCCGCCGAGGATTGCTCCGACGACCTTGAGAACGAACGATCCGACGGTCGCCATCGCTCCCATAAACTTGAATAGTCCGTCTAGCACTCGCGGAAAGATGTTCTCGACGACGAACTTGAACGCACCTCCGAGAACGTTCGCAACGACTGGCGCAACTCGGCTACTGATGAATGAGATGAGATCGGATAGGAATCCGCGGATCTTGTCGATAGAGCCACTATTGCGGTCGATGACTTCGCGCACCTTGTCGAATACGGTTCGTAGTCCGTCCATGACGGGTATCGCGACGGCTCTGACGATGTCGGCGATCTTTCGGAATGCGTCTCCTACTGCAGGGCCGACTCGGTCGATGATGCGTTGGAAGATCGGGACGAGGTCGTTCAGAAAGAACTCGGCCAACTCGGTCACGATCGGTAGGACGTAAGAGCCGATCGTCTCAACTGCCTCGCCGAGCACTATCTGTAGGCGGGACATCTTCCCGGCGAAGGTGTCGGCGTTCGCTTGTGCCGACCCTCCGAATAGTGCGGTGAGTTCGTCGGTGACGTCCTTGAAGTCCCCTGAGTTCTTCGCGTTGTCCGAAAGTTGGATGCCTAACTTCTGAAGTGAGGTCGTCTGCCCGCCGTACGCTTTCGCGAGTGCGAGCGATACCGAGTCGAGGTCGCGGCCTGTCGCGGCGGAGATGTCGAGCGCGACTTGGAGGAGTTCTTGCGACATGGTGACGTCGCCAGTCGCTCGGACAAGGTTTCCGAGTGCGGGCCTCAACTTGTCGTCGGCGACACCGAACGCGATCGACATTGCGGCGACCTGATCGTCGATCGCCTGCACCATCTCGTCGGTCGCGGCGGTCGTGTTCTGAATCGTCTGTCGGAGTTGCTCAAAGGACTGTTGATCCTCCGCGGCGGCCTTGACCGCGGCTCCGAGACCGGCGGCGAGTGCGCCGAAGCCTGCGGCGGCGGCGAGGCCGACCTTCTTAAACGAGTCCCCGATCTTCCCGAGGCTCTGATCGGCCTCTCCGACAGCCTTCTTGAGAGGCCCAGCGTTGCCGGAGATCGTGACCGAGATCATCGCCATAGTGACGTCCTATCGTACTACGGGTTGAGTTCGTACTTCTCGATGAGGTTCTTCACAAGTTTCTCGTAGCG